AGTTAAATTTTTCTTTTCCATAATTTTTTAATTTTTATTATTCGTTAATACTAGTTTTAAGCATTTTACTTTGAATCCCTGGATGATCAATATCGCCTGCGACTATCTGAACAGCTAAATCCACAATCTCCTTGTGTGTATGTTCAGCTAATTCGCAATTCTGATCAGTACTAATAACAGTACCAGCACTATCAGGTAACATATATTGTCCACCAGCAATCCCAGAAGGATATGCTATCCTAGCAGGCTGTCTTAAATAATCCATATTAACTGATGTTATTGAAAAACTACCATCTGAATAGACGAAGATTTTATTCGCATCACTTGCGCCTCCGCCCGAAGTACCGAAAACTAATGGCACTTCCCTCCACTCAAAGGAGGGTGCATAAAATGGGTTTTTCAATGTATCATTTAAGTCATCATGCTGTGTCTGAACACAATTAAGTTTTCCCTCACAAATACCTTTCATACCATTAGCTATGTTTCTTATAGAAAACATATAATCATGGGGTAAAACAGATTCATATACAGACGGATCCGATGATGTCGGACTAGATGCAAGGATTAAATCCTTAACAACTAGATTCCGCAAATCATCAGTTCTTTTTTGAGTAGTCTCGAAACCAGCTCTTTTAACATTAGTTTTACCGTATCTTTGTTTAATAAAGACTTCTTGAGCCTCATTAAGATACCAGTCAATTTCTGGAGCAAGAAAATTACTATAATCTAAACTATCAACTTTATTAAGTTTTAACTTAAACTCATAATGCATTTCTCCTACGTCCATCTATTTACTTTTTACTAACTTTTCTCTTTTTAGTTGAAGTTTTAGGTTTTTCTGTAATAACTTCTTTTACAGTTTCTTCTACAACTTCTTCTTTGGGAGAATAACCAGGAGTTCTTATTTCTAAACTACTTTTAAGCTTAACAAGCAATTCTTGATTAGTAGGAGAAAGTAAATAACCCACAGTATCATCATAGTCAAAACCAACCTGTTGATCATTATAAAGATACGCAGTACCTTTACGCCTCAAAATGCCAGTCTTTTCTAAATCAAATACCAAAGCTCTTACTTTAATTTCCTCTGGTTTCATTTTTGCTTGTCTAATGAAATCTGAAGGATTATCTTCAACAATTTCATATAATTTTGTATACACAAACTCATTAGAAGAATTTTGTACAGCCTTGCCATAGATTTTTAACATATCTGACTTCTTCTCAGGAGAAAGATTATTAAAAATATCTATAGCACTAGCTTTAATTTCTACTTCTGCAGCTTGCTTTTCTATTTCAGTCTTTTCGTCATAAATAACATATTTTGCATTAGGCCAAAGACCTTTATCCAATTCTTTTTGAGAATTAGCTACAAATTTTGAAGCTTTCAAAACATGTATTTGAAGTTCCTGTAAAGGAACACTAGTATCAAAAATCATTGTTTGGTCTAAGAGCTTAATCTTAAAATCATGCCAATATTCATTAGCTGAATTATTAACTAAACTAACTCCCATAGAAGAAGATAATCTAGCTTCGGTATCAGAATCTAAACCAGTAGCCAAAGCTCCTTGTTTTCGATCATATAATACCTGAATTACATCCTGTGTATCCTGAAATTTGGTACGACCCACTTTATGTAAGCCGTGCCATTTTTCAGTCATAATAGGTTTTAAAAAAATGTTCGCCATTTAATTATTTTTTAAATTAACATTCAATTGCTATTAGTTCTCAGACAAGATTAATTCACCACAACGTGTAACATCATCAATTTGAATACCACACTGATCGTGAACTATCATTGTATAAGCATCTTTAGCATTACTCATCAATCCACCTTTATTTGCTCCATAAGGAGTTTGTAACCCAGAAACGTAACCGAGTTTATAACCACCTTTTTTATGAACATATTTAATATTACTCATTCCAGCTTTTCCACCGAAATCAAGGAAAGTAAATCTCATTGATTCCATAGGTACAAGAAGTGAAGAATGCTGCTTGAAATTAATCTCTCTATCATCGTACACAGGATTGTGACGAAGTGTAAGAGTAATTCCATTAGGACCATTATATTTCACAAATTGACCACCGAATGATAAATTACCACCGCTTCCTTGAACAAATTTAGTATCTGTAGTCAAGAAAGGAGAAGAAGCATTCATCATTGCTTGATGGAATGCTAACATACCATACTCACCTGTATAAGCTACAATATTTCTATTAGACATATCAACTCTTCCAAAAAAGATATCCAATAAATATTCTCTAATTAACTTTTCAGTCAATGTAGAATAATTATGAATATGTGAATCAGCTAACAATTCCTGAACACCAGGACCTGTTCTTGCTACTCTACCATTAGCTCCTGTTATAGAATTATTAGTTTGTCCATACCATAGACCTCTTTCTTTTTCTTTATACCATTGAATCCAATATTCAGCTTCAGCATATTTTAACCATTTATAGTCTTTATATACTTTACCATTTGCATCCATAAGTGCTGTTACTAAAGCTTGATTAGCCGCATCACCAGTTACAGAATATTCTTTTCTATACGTAGATAGATTAGAATGTAACTTCATTGGCATTGCGTAAGTAGTAGAACCACTTTGATCGCCACCTTCTTCATACACAGAGAATAATTTACTCCATTGTACCCCAACTGCAGTATAATCAGGATCTAAAAATGCAGCCTGATCATCACCCATTAATTGTACATAATAGATAAAACCATCACCATCAGCAATAGATTCTCTTTGTACTCTGCAAAGATATTTTTTGTCCCCTGGAGTAATTACATCACCAGGTTTAAACCAATCTTCATCTAATTTTATTTGGAATTCTACACCATATTTACCTGGAGTAGTTCCAGTTTCCATATCTTCAATTGCAATTAAAGGTCTTGAAGAAGATCCCATTAATTCCCATTCCCAATCGAATGAAGAAATTTCTGAAGTTCTTCCCATACCTTTAGTCATAGCGGTTAATGGATTATCCGCTACTCTAGACGCTGTAAATACACGAGTTAACACTTTATCGAACTTATGTGGCTCCGCCATAAAAGCAGCTCCTAAATGATTCGTTTCCGTGAAATTGGCGTGCCATGGTCTAGTTAAAACCGTAAGTTTACTTTGTGCTCTCGCCATCTTTTCTTATTTTTAATTATTAATAATTACTATATATCCCAAGACATACCAGTTCCTTTACTTTTTGCTCCAGTACTTCCACCAAATTTAGCCTTAGTATCAGTCATAGATTTTTTATTTTGTAAAGCTGATTTTAATTGACTGCTATAATTACTAACTGCTTTTTTATTTGCACTAGACAAATCAAAACCAGTCATTCGTAAATAAGCTCTTAATATAAAATCATTGATATCTTGCGATGCTTCCATTTCGTCAGCTTGGAATTTAGTTACATATGTTGGTTCGCCGTCAGCTCCAGTAATCCTATTATCGGCCATAGTCATATATGCTACTAAATCTTTTTTATGCTTACGAGACAGAGGAAATCCTTTAATTTCTGAAGAATCTTTAATTGTATCCTGAATTGTAGTTATCACTTCAGTCCTTTTTTGCTCTTGCATTTGTTTAGCCTCTTTTTGCTTTTGGGCTAAGTTTTGTTTTTGTGTATTATAAAAATGGACTAATTTTTCTTTAGCTTTTTCAGCTTGTTTTTCTAATTTACCCAAATCTTTATAATCATTTACAGTCTCTTCAGCCTCTTCAACACTATCACCTCTAAGTCTCAAGAATTCTTTTAAAACAATTTTTTGATTTTCTTCCTTACCACCACTTACATCTACATTTACAATGTCTGTACCAGCATAAGTGTCAGAAAAATCATTAACTCTACCACCATTCATCAAATGTGCAAGCAATTCTTTACCATCTTGCGGTAAAGATTGTTGAAAAGAACGTATTTCTTCACCAACTCGTGATGTAATACTCTTCTCAAATGCATCAATTAACCCTTGTTCTGTTGATTCAAAGTCCTCATCTAGGTCTAAAATCTCTTTTTCTGCTAACATTTTAGCAAAAAGAGAGAATTCATTCTCATTTACTTCTTCTGGAGTTTCTTTTTCGGGTTCTTTTTCCTCTTTTTCTTCCTTAATTTCCTTAACTTCCCCTTTTTCTCCAGTAGAATCCTCATCAAACTCAGGTTCTTCTATTTTTTCCTCTGTTTTTTCAGTTACTTCTTCTGTAACCTCTTTTTTAGACTCCTCTTTAGCCTCTGGTTTCTTCTCTTCTATATCCAAAATAGGATCAGCTTGAGATGTTTCTAAACCTAGCGCTTCATTTAAGCCTGTTTCATCGATATCCCACATACTATCTAAAGTATCTTGAGATCCACTTGTTACGTCTTCGTTTAAGGCGTCCAAGATTTCGTCTTTTTTTTCTGTCATAGTTTAATATTTACAAATATAATTCAATTTAGTTAAACATCATAACAAGTTTTGTTATAATTTTAAAGTTTTTAGCCATAGTTATAGCCAAACACATTATTTTTACGTACTTCACCACCATGTTGGTGAGGTCTTATAGTCTTATTTTGATTAGAAAGTTTCCATTCATACCATGTATTTCCATTAGCATCAGTTACTAGTTCATAATTCATATTCTGTCCTGATCCTTTTTGCATTTTACTTATATTCTTTGAATTATATTTATTTATAATAGTTTGGTGCTCAGCTTGAAATGTCTCCGAACGTATATCGTCCTTTATAGTTAGTCTCTTATCTTTAGGCAGCTGGAAATTTTGTGTAAACTCGTGCTTTTTATCAAATCTTACTCCATACATAGGCCGATCTGTTCCTGCTATTTTACCAACTTCAATACTTGGATGTACATTATGAAGAAGTCCTCTATATTTATCAGCTTGCTTTTTGTACATCTTTATATTCTGCAAGAATTGATCTCTAAGTTCGATCAATTCTGGGTGATCAGTAGACTTAATCTTCAGAGCATCCAGCGTTTGTTGCTCCTCTTGATATCTAGCTTGAGCATTTATGAAATTTTTTATTGTATTATCTCCAGATTTCGTATAACCTTGTATCTTAGCAACAGTTTCTGGTGTAGGATACCTCATCGTATTCTTTCCTAAACCAGAATTAATTCTTCCATCCCAATATCCTTGTGTATACCTTATATTTTCATTAAAAAGCCTCTGAAAATTATTTTTAAGCATATCAATTCTTTGATCACCTCCTCTTAATGATGCTTGCAAATCTAAGACTCGATTCTTCTCATTAACAATTCTAGTAGGAAAATAATCCTTAAAATAAGCCTTCTGCTGCTCTAATACCCATTGAAGCCGATTAGAACTTTCAGCATCTAATACTCCTCGTGCTCCGCTCATATAAGAATCATATACAGGTAGTATTTCAGATGGAACATGATTCTCTCTAAAATACTTTATCTGCTCTGGCAGCATAGTACCATCTTT